GCATGCCTGTGGCGCAAGCTTCGTCAGTCGTTACATGGCCCATTCCGCTCAGTACCTCACTTTGAGGATCCCGAGTGGATCGAAGTCAGACGCCCGCGACATCAACGCTCTTCAGTCGAGCCTGACCAGTGCCGTCGGTGCACTGATCAAATTTCATGATGCTCAATTGTCTCAGGACGACTGTATCGCCGCCCTCACGGGTGCTCTTGAGAACTTGGCCTGGCACAGGGCCAATGTGGAAAAAGCCGACACACCAGAACTGAGCCTGTTTGAGGAGAATGGTGATGAATGACCAAAGACGGTTGGAGTTGACGTATGCACTGGCAAAGCAATTGCCTACGGCTTACGCAGTGGATGGGCCATACGGCAGCTTCGCAATTGACGACGAGATGCGTGCCGCAGTTGAAAAGACATTACGCCCGCTAATCGAAAAGAAACTGAAGGGAGGCAGTGAACAATGAAACGTCGCTCACAACCAAAGCGGTCGAAAAATCGCAATACCTACGCGCCGAAGAAGGCGGCCGGAACCATGATGTACGGCCCGCATTCGCACACACAGCACCAGCACCAGATTCGCCAAGGTGCCAGCCAGGAGTCACCCCGACATGTCTGAGAATATTCATTCACGTGTTTGCGAGTTGATCATGGCCATGGCCGGCCATGAAGTCCATGGGCTGCGCAATTCACAGCTGGCCGATGCCCTGGACGTCTCTCGTCCCACAATCACCCGAGATCTCACAACGCTCCAGCAGATCGGCGTAGTTGAACAGATTCCAGGGCTGCAAGGTCGCTGGCGGCTCGGCCCCAAACTAATCCAAATTTCGCGCGCCCATGCTGAAGGCATGGCGCGAGTTAAGTCCGCTGTTGCTGAGATAGAACAGCGTTTTTCACGCAGTCCACTGTAGGAGAGAACAATGTTAAACGACAACGAAATTACCAATGAGCAGCAACTTCAAGACGAAAATTGGTTGAGGTGTGAAATGGAAGAGCACGCAATAGAACTTAAGGTTCACGCGCTGAGGCTTGCTTCTTACAAGCGCAACCTAGCGGCGCTGGTCGGAAAAACGTCCGCCCAATCCTTTTATGAGGAGTTGAGAAAATGGTAAGCACAGGAAACAGAAAGCCAGGGCGCCCGAAGGAGACTGAAGCGGCTGAACAAATCGTTCCGGATTTTCCGACCAGCACCCCCCGTGACGCACTCCACTTTGCTGAGGAGGAAAGGAACAACAAGCAGATAGCTGCTGCTCGCAACCTGGCTGTGATCGATAAAAAATATGGGAATGGAGAGCCATACAATCTGGATCGGTTAATCGTCGAGACCCGTACCCATTTAAGCACAAGCCATGAGTCATACCGCCTAGCCGGCAGGAACCTAAAACTCATCAAGGAACACGAGGAGCAGGAGAACGGCCCCGGACATTTCCACAAAGCGCTGGAGCGCATAGGAGTCGAGCCTCGTCGCGCTCAAGAAATGATTCTCGTCGCAGAAAGGTTCGACGACAGACCAACGTTGGCGTCTTTGGGAACCACTAAACTTCTGCTAATGGCCACGCTCCAGGAAGAGGTCCTTGATGAATTGGAGAAAGGCGGCACTGTGGGCGAAGTCTCAAAGGACGACTTGGAAAAAATGACTTCCAGGGAGGCCAAAGCTGCGGCTCGCAAGCTACGCCAAGAGCTAAAGGATCAGGCAAAGGTACACGAGGACTTGCTGGCCGACAAAAACCGAATGCTCGACGAGCAGGACCGTTTGTTTAGGGAGCGCGAAAGAAGAGTCAAAACGTGGAGCGGCCTTGTCGAGGAGATCAATAAAAACCTGGTGACGATGTCTGGCGCGGCAATAATGAACATCAATCACCTGCGTGCGCAGATCGAGCAAATCCAGGAAGAGTCCAGAAAGTTCGATCTGTCGAAGCAGGAGATGGAAGCGATCGTCAAACCATTCGCTGATCACATCTCCAACCTGAAAGGATATCTGCAGGAGCTTGAGCACGATTTTGGGCTCAATCTCTCAGTCTATATGCCCGATTTTGGTGGCGACTTTATTGAGCACTCTGAGGACTAAGGGCATGAACCAGCTAGCCACAGATATCATTCGTCAGCTGGCCATGAGGCTCGACACCGCGCCTCATGGCAGCAAACGCGCTGAAGTTGAACAGGTAGCTGATGCGCTTGGCTGGTCACCGCACAAGGTCTATGAGCACCTCAAAAAAGTCGGCTGGAGCTCTGGTCGCAAAAAGCGCTCAGACGCCGGCAAAACGTCTGTGAGCGACCAGGTTCTGAGCGATCTGGCAGCCGTGGTTGTAACCTCCATCAGAGCAAATGGCAAAGCGATCATGGATGTACCCAATGCCCGCAGCATGCTGCAGGCCAATGGCCGTGACTTTGGCGTGAGCAACGGTCACCTGAATCGTCTGCTGCGTAAAAAGCAGATGAACGCAACGGCGCTAAAGCGGGCAACGCCGCATGTTCAGATGCAGTCCTTGCATCCCAATCACGTCCACCAGGTGGATCCGTCTTACTGCGTGCTGTACTACCTGCCAGACAAAAAGGGGCAATGCGTCCAACGCTTTGCCAGCGACGATGAGTTCTACAAAAACAAGCCGATGAACCTTGAGCGCATCATCAGCATGCGTGTGTGGCGCTACGTGCTCAGCGATCACTACTCAGGAACGTTGTTGGTGCGCTACTACCAGAGCGCTGGCGAGTCGCAAGCCAACTTGTGGGACTTCCTGTTGTGGTGCTGGGCGAAGATGGCCGGCAGGCCGATGCACGGTGTGCCGACGATATTGATTTGGGACAAAGGCAGTGCCAACACGTCCTCTGCGATTAAGAATGCACTGACGGCATTGGATGTAAAAGATATCCCTCACAAGGCACATAACGCCCGCGCTAAAGGTCAGGTTGAAGGTGGCAACAACCTGGTGGAGAAATTGTTTGAGAGTCGCTTACGCTTCCAGCCGGTAAATAGCGTTGATGAGCTGAACGAAGCTGCCGAACGCTGGTCGACCGCTTACAACGCAAATGCCATACCTCATTTTGACAGCCGACTCGCGCGAGACGGCATGGCGCAGCCGCTGGCCCGTTTCGCGCTTTGGCAGACCATCCGTAGAGAGCAACTTCGAATACTGCCCGATATCGCCGTGTGCCGCACTTTGCTGGTCTCAGCGCCTCAGTCGCGAGTGGTCAGTCAGGCCATGACCATCAGCTTTAAACACCCGCAAGCCGACAGATCGCTGACCTATGATCTGCGCGATCTGCCTGCTGTATACCCTGGCGCGAAAGTCGATGTGTGCCCGCTGGTTTTTGGCGATCGGCAAGTGAAGGTGATCGTGATCGACTACAAGGACGAGAAACGCAGTTTCAGTGTGTCCCCGGTCGAGTTCAATGACCTGTCTGGCTTCCGTGTGGACGCGCCGGTCTGGGGCGAGGAGTTTCAGTCGATGCCAGACACGGTGCAGGACACCAATCGCAAGGACGCCATCCGAAATGCCTATCCGGAAAAAACGGATGAGGAAATCGAAAAACTCAGGCGCAAAAACGTGGCGCCGTTCGGTGGCCTTGATGCGCACAGCCATCTGGGCAACGTGTACAAGCCGTCCTACATGCCTCGCCTGGGTACGGATATCGAACTTCCCAACACCAACACGATGGAAACCAGGCCGCTGTCGATCATCGAAGCCTGCAAACGCATTCGCTCCACCCTGGGCAGATCACTCTCGCCCGAGGAGAACCAGATCATCAGAGACCGGTACCCAAATGGTGTGCCTGTGGATGAGTACGACCAGCTCGTTGAGCTGATTAATGGACCACCGGAGTCGAAACTGGCCCTGGTGAAATAACCCGCAACACTGACCATGACGGAGAGAGCAATGGCAGCACCAAGTACCGTTACACACATCCCTGGCGCCACCCTGATGCTGAAACGCGTGATGTTTCGCCTCGGTGTTAGCCAGGTCCAACTGCACCGCGTAGTCGGGATCCCGACCAGCACGCTGTGCGAGATCATCAACCACAACAACTGGCCCACGAACCACGACCACCAGATGATTCGCCGAGCCACCGAGGAGCACATGCTCCAATGCGGCGCATCAACGCAGGATATCAAGACGCTGTGGCAGTTCGATGAGGATGACACACCGGTGACTTACCACGGCCACCTGGTGCGCATGCGTAAAACCAACCCAGTTGTCGATTCATCGAAAAAAACCGCTTTTATCAACGAGGAACTACCGGAGAAC